TCTTTATATAGAATGAAAGTACCTCAGATTGTAATTATTATAGCAGTAGACCATGAAACAGAACCACAAATATTTAAATTAAATCGTAGTGATTATGTTAATCGTGTTCTAGAAGTGTTCACATAAAAAAAACAGACAGTGTCCAATAAGGTACTGTCTGTTTTTCTTTTGGTAAAAATTGGTACCACCGACGGGATTTGAACCCGCATCTTCCTGAGTGAAAATCAGGTATCCTAGTCCAGTTAGACGACAGTGGCTTTTCTTTCATTATTTAGTATATCAATCACTATTTTTCTCACCTAGCAACTGTAGAAGATTGATAAAGATGTTAATAAAATCCATGTACAGGTTCAGTGCACCAAGGATTCCCATCCTTTCTCTCTCATCACCATATGTATTATAGTATACTTCTTTTAGTTGCTGAGTGTCAACTGCTACCAACAAAGTGAACACTAAAACTGAAATGCTGGAAATCACAAATGTCATAATTGGACTTTGTAGAAACAGATTAACAATTCCAGCAATAACAAGACCAATCACACCCATCAGCAGAAATGACCCAAGAGAACTCAAATCTTTCTTGGTTGTATATCCATATACTGACATTACAGCGAATGTTGCTGATGTAATAAAGAATACCTGAAAAATACTTCCCAACTTAAAAATAACAAAAAACAAAGATAGACTGGCACCCATCACTGCAGCAAAAACATAAAAGAATGCTCTAGCAGCAAATGCTGACAAAGAATCAAAAATAAAGATTAGACCAAATGACATAACAAGAGGTGCAAAGATAACAACCCATGCAAGATTTGTCTTCCAGATTGCTGCCATTAGTGCTGCATCTGTTGACATCCAGTAAGCAATACCACCAGAAAGCAAAAGACCAACAATCATGTTGTTGTAGACACTTAGAAAGTAGTTTCGCAAACCAACATCGTGTGTTACTGTTTCAGTTTGTGATACTGTATTATACATCATAATCTCCTATGCAATTTTGAGAAACCGATCTGCTACTGATGTTGCTGCCCATGCATCAGGTTTGATCATAGGCACAACATTACATGTACTCTTTATGTATCCAATTGCTTGTTCAACTATCTGATTAGATATATGCTTCTTGGATGGATTCAAGTCAAGATGTACTTCCACTTCTCTTTCACCTATAGAATCAATAAGATCAAGATATAACTCTGATGCCTTATATACCTCTTGCATCAATCTGTAAAGTGGTTTTCGTTTGTCTTTAGTATAATCTATCTCAGTTACTTTACGACCAAACACTTTACATCCATTGTGTTTGTTTTTATGAACAACAACAACAGAATAATAATCAATAAACCACTTATCGTTTCTTTTGAATATTTCCGAATCACACCCTATGTATATCTTAGATTGTATTGATTCGTTTTGTATAAACTGTCTTACTTCTTCTATGTTCATGTTACACTCATAAAAAATGCCATACATGGATTAGATGTATGGCATACCTTTACCTCTTCTTTCTGTTATTTCTTGCTTTGCGTTTCTTGCTACCCAATTTTCTTCTTCCCTTTCTGGGTCTTGACTTATGGGGATGCGGCATATCATTTCCTTTCTGTTTATTTATCCAATATATCTATATGCGATTACTACCGATTTAGAATAAGTACCAACACCTACTCGTCTACCATGGTTACCAGAGATCAGAATTGGATTTCCTTTACCATCATATCCTTTCACAATTCCTACATGATGTCCACCTTTTCTTCGTGTGACAGCAACACAATTCGTACATCCGTGTGCTGCTGGTGTACCACGAGAAGCATATGATATTGCTCGTCTATCAGACCCACCAAATAGCATATTCATAAAATCAGCACACCATAGACGAAGTGGAAGACCCAACTGTCTGGCATTCATTCCTATGTAGACTTGTGCTTTTTCAATTGCAGGACCAGCACCAAGAGATGCCTTTACTTTCTTTGCTTTGACAATCTTCTTCTTATACTTCTTTTTCTTTAGAATTCTTGGTCTTTCTGATTGTTCGTAACTAGAATCATATCTTGGTCTTGCTTGTGTTGTATTTGCTGTTGATAAAAATACAAAAAGACCTATTAGAGTTACTGTTAGATAACTTTTCATAGTTTCTCCTTTTTTATTATTTGGCGGTTAGTATTTCTGCTTGCTTCAAAGCAAGTCTTAGAATATCTTGCATAATCTCAGCAAGACATACACCAAACCGTTCGTCTTGTTCTAGGTTTTCTGCTGTGTGTTGTTGTGAATCTATGATTGTGTATTCAAAAGACAACAGAGCATTTTCTTGGTCTTCATCTTTGATTTGAATATTATCAAATCTAAATACCACATTTTGGTATTCTGGAGTATTTATTTTGATTGCTATTGAAGCATTTTCTGGTTTGTTGTCCAGATTGCATACTTGATAGTCTTCATTTAGTTTCATAATAAAACACTCTTGATGGGAAATGGTGGACATACCAGGACTTGAACCTGGAACCAGCCCGTTATGAGCGGGCGGCTCTAACCAATTGAGCTATATGTCCTTATTGGTGCCCACCAACGGATTCGAACCGATACTGAATGGATTTTAAGTCCACTACCTCTACCTATTGGGTTACGTGGGCATTATATGCGAACGAGTACGCAACACCAACTCTCGTTCTGTTAGAATATATACCGTGTTGGTAGAGTGATGTCAAGCGATTTTTGCTTGGTCGTGTCAATAATTTGTTCTACTTCAACCATCGTAATCAGATTATTATCTATTAGCATATTCAAAATATCATCTGGATATAACATCAGATTTCTTCTCTTCCATAAGACAATTTGTTCAACAAAATTAATTGTGTTCTTGTCTGCTGTAGTGAAGAAATCTTCACAATATGCTTCATGACTCATTAGTATACCTTTCAAAGTTATCTATGAGGACTCTCATATCCAGAATCATCTTCTATATTTTCAGGTGACATTGGTCTCATGTTCCAATGTTTTGCTATTTCTGGATATTCTTTATGTAAATTGTCTAGATGCATGGCAATGGTTTCTGCACTTTTTTCAATGTGATCAATTGATGGTGGATTTCTACTTAATCCATTTGATTTCAACCATTTATCAGAAATTGGTTTGGGTGGGTTGTTTGATCCTGTGTCATTGTGATTAGGCAAAGTAAACAATTTTAATTGCCTTCGTGCTTCATGGGGAAAATCTTTTATTTCTCCAGGATGATTTAGACCCATATGAAAAGTTTTTGAGAAATCATATGCCTCTATATATTGTTTGAATGATTTCATTTGAGATGACTGCTCCTAATACGTGCTGACAACCATTGATTATAGTATTTATCATCAATCAAACAATCACGAACAAGAATCTCTTTTGTTTCGTGGTAGGTTGCCCATCCTTTTGTTTTACAAAGATGAAGGATTTCTTTTTTTACAAGATGACCATTCTTGATATCTTCATTCAATAGATCATTAGAACCAGTATAGGACATCCAATCAGATGCTACTCGTTTTTTCTTTTTCTTCTTGTTCTTCTGATATGTCTTGGACTTAGAAAACAGTTTCTTGCCAATATACATTTTGTTATTGGTCAGGTTCTCTATTAGATAAACAAAACCAACATTATCACATATCATATCTTCAGTGAATTCAATTCCATTATATAACCACATAATACCTCCATATTTTTATAGAGGTATTTAGTGTTAGATTTTCACAAGAGAATTAACAAACTGTTCTGCTACAACATTCCAGTCATATGTTTTTGCTAAATCAACGCAATCTTTTGATTGTAGTTTCAAACAACCAATACACGCCTGATACAAGTCATCTGACATAACTCCTGTTTTGTCTGTCAGTATATCTTTTGGTCCTGTTACAGGAAAAGCAGCAACAGGAACACCACAAGATAATGCTTCTAAAACAACCAAACCAAATGTATCTGTTTTAGAAGGAAAACAAAACACATCTGCTTGTTGATAATATGCAACCAGTTCTTGATCTTTTTTAATTCCTACAAATTCAACATCCCAATAAGTATTGCGATAATTATTCAGTTCTGGTCCATCACCTACTACTATTTTATATCCAGGCAAATCTAAAGTCAAAAATGCTTTTAAATTCTTTTCTTTGGACACTCTTCCCACATAAAGAAATACTGGATCAAGTTTTTTGATGGTGTCTGCTGGTTTGAATAGTTCTGTATCAACTCCTCTAGTCCAATCAATAATATTCTTGAACCCTTTCATACTCAATTCTCTTTTTAGAGATGGAGTAGCACAAAATACACCAGAACCAGAATTATGAAATTTTTTGAAATACCATCTTGTCAACCATGCAGGAATATTCAATTGTTTCTGTAGCAGTTCTGGAAATTTAGTATGATAACTGGTAGTAAACTTTTTGTTATTTTTCAAACAATATTGTTTGACATAATAACCAATTGGACCTTCTGTTGAAATATGAATATATGTTGGATTTGCATTCTCTATTAGTTGTTTTATTTTTTGTTTGGATGGCAAAGCAAATCTAATTTCTGAATAAAATGGGTTGTATATAGTGTTGAAATCATTTGGTGTTATAAAAGTAACATTATGAGACTTAATGTTACTTTGAAGATACTTTAGTGTAGTTACTACACCATTTACTTGTGGTTCCCACGCATCTGTTGCTATTAAGATTGTTTCCATTTGATTAACTCAAATTTTCCATCTAGTGTTTCTACTATGGCAGAACAACTTTCTACCCAATCACCGCAATTTAGATATTCAACATCATTTATTACTGATATATTGGGATGATGAATGTGCCCACAAATAACACCATCTACACCTTTAAATTTAGCATAGTTCGTCAAAGTTTCTTCATACGCACCAATAAAGTTTACTGCTCTCTTGACTTTATATTTTACCCAAGAACTCAATGACCAGAAAGGAAGACCAAACAATTTTCTAAAGAAGTTGACTGCTATGTTAAGATTGATTGACATCTCATATGCCCAAGCACCAAGTTTTGTGACCCATTTAGCATTTCTAATTATAGTATCAAACTGATCACCATGAATAACTAGATATTTTTTTCCTGCTGAATTGACATATATGTCATCATCAACAAGTCTAATATTACCAAACCTAAAACTCTTGTCACAGAAATATCTTAAAAATTCATCATGATTACCAGGGATATAAATTATTTCTGTACCTTTTCTTGCTTGTCTCAAAAACTTTTGAATGGCATCGTTATGTTCCTGTGTCCAATACTTTGTTCTGGACATGGACCAACCATCAATAATATCACCAACAAGATATATCTTTTCACATTCAATGGTTCTAAAAAAATCAAGAAACTGAGATGTCTGACTTGCTTTTGTTCCTAAATGGATATCAGAAACAAATAAAGTTTTATACCTTTTCTTTTCCATGACTGCTCCGATGTTTCCTGATGATATTTAGTCATTTGCTCAACTGGTTTATTGTGTTTTGTATATATCGTTGTCTGACTTGTTGACCAAAATTTACCAAGTTACAATCAGCACAGTTTTTACCAGAAACAAGATAGTTCAATACTACATGAATGTAATTCTGTTTCAGGTTATCAGAAACAAATAATTCTGTCACAGAAACAGAATTTTGTTTGAGAATTTCAATAGCATTGAACACAAAACTAGTCTGATTGGTATGTGTCAACCCATACAATTTGATCAAGGACAAATAACTATTGATATCAAAATGATACAATGAGTATATCAGACTGTACACAGACCCCAATTTGTGTTGCAGGATTGTTGATCTAAAGATGTCTGCTGTATCACAAATCAAACCGTTTTCTGTAATATCAGATACAGAATCTTTGTCCCATGGAAAGTTCCAATTAGTCTGTACCATATAATCTAACAGAACTCGGATCTTGTTAATATCACAGTCCCTGGTAAACTTTCTTCTATCACACTTGTATTGTAATACTAAGTAAAACTGCTTGTTTACTTTGTCTATTTCAACTACTTTGATCACAGATGCAGAAGACAATTCAAAATCAATTGAATTTTCTATCATTGCTAGTTCTTTGACACCACAAGCACCAATATGATCAGTAAAATGTGGTTGATATTGTTCTTGAAATATTCCAGACTTGTTTTGAAAACAGTGTTTTTGAACCACGTTTCCTAGATAAAATATGTCTGATTTACCAACTATGTTGTATTTGCTTGGATCAATGTTATCAATACTGTAATGATGAGAATATGTTATACCAGCACCCTTATAATAATATTTGTCTCCTTTGGAAACTCTACCATTAACATAAGTGATTGTGTCAGGTATAACTACTGTGTTGATATGATTGCCACTTGAATCATAAACAAAAACATCTGTCACTTTTTAGCAACCGTCTGTGTCATCAAAATCAACTAAATCATCATCCTGATCTGGAGGATATAGAGTGTAATATACTTTATCAAAAGACGAATCTTCTCCCAGACATTCTTGTAAGGTATCGCAGTCTTCATCTTCAAAAATAGGAATTAGTTTTTCGTATAATGAAATTCTTGTCTCATCATCAATATCGCAGTCATTAACTGCTTCAATAATATCTGAAAATAAACTTGATCCAGATGCCCAACCCATTTTATTTCTTCCTTTCTACTGTTGGTTTATAACTAGGATTAAAATCCGCTAGTGTAGGTCTAATATACTTAAAATGAAACTCTGTCATATCGTATTTGATTAGTGATTTAATTTCAATTGGTGGTATATAGTTATCCCATGGAACCAATTCCATGGGTGCTTCTATCACAGGAATTGTTTGTTTAACAAGTGTTTTAATGGGTGTTGGAATCATAGTTATCATCAACGGTGTTAGTAAATAAAAAGAAAACACTGTTAGTAAAACTTTATGTAACATTTTTTATTCCGTATATAAACTGATTGTTTGTTTCCAACAATCTCTTATTTTCTACTGTATATATTGTTTGATCTATTATGTACCCTGGATTATTGGTGATTCTATTTTCAACCCAAGCATCATCAAACCATACTATTCTGTTATTGGGATAGCAATAAAAATTTCCACTATCCATTTTAAAGAAATGCCCACATTTATGTTCTGGACTTTCAGAAAAATTTGTATCCAAAATGGATTTGTTTTCCCAAGACCAATCAAGAGTAAACATATAAACTCCTTGTTCTTTTACACCAGAAGGAGTTATAAGTTCTGCTCTCAATCCAGCAAGTCTTGCTCTTATTTGAACATCTATGTAAGAAGAAAAACAATCCCAATACATAGTATGTTCAAGTTGAACAACAGGAGCAGTTTTTTTCCAACAAAAAGCAGTTATTGGTCTCCTAGTCCAATTAACACCATTTTCTAAAAATGCTTCAAATAACGGAACTCGTTTTTCTATAGAAGCAACAGAATGGACATCACACGGGGTAAAGTCCCCGTGTCCTTTTTCGTGATTATACAAATACTCATTTCTTATAAAACAAGTAAATGTAGGTAGATTGTGATTGAGATAAGGCATTATTAGATTTCACAACCACCAGCAACACAACTTAGTGTTTGTTGATTTTCTGTATGATCTGTCTTTTCATATTCAGAGAGTTTAGACCAATCAACATTCTTAGGCATCTTGGTCAAAAGTTCTTCATATTCTTCTTTTGTGCAGTCTTGGTAAGGCGCTTGTTTGTAAACATGATCTGAATATGGCAAGAATGATACTCCACAAAGATCATCTAAATTATTCCATACCCAAGCACCGACTTCTGGCCATTCATGTTCCTTTACAGTAATAGTAACAGACTGATTGTGCTCACACCACACCTTTTGATATGTTAACCACAACTTTAATTGTTCAATTGCAGACATATCTTTTCTATATATAGCATTTTCTGGTGCTTTAATTGGAAAAGTAAACACATAAGTATGGTCTGGTTTGGTAACATCATCTTCTACTGGAAATCCGGCATCAACCATCATCTTTGCCAAAGGATCTTTTTTATCCGCTCTTACTGTTCTAATATAGTACGGTGAATGTCTAGCATGAATACCAGACGCAGAATCCACCAAAGAAGAAACTGTACCAGATGGTTTTCCGGTAGTGATAGCAGTTGATCTTGGAATACCAATTTTGTCTGCCCATTCTTTATTTGTTTCAATTGATACTTCACGCAGTTCTGTCAAAATATCTTCTAGTGTTACGCCTGCAACAGAACAATGCTTACCATTAGTATAACCATTATCCATGATACCTGTCAGTGATACACCAAGCAATCTTTCTTCTTCACAATTTTCTTTCCATTTCTTGGATAGATACTTAAAGTTTGTCAGTGTGCTCTGAATGGTGCCAAGAATTGTTGCTAGACGGATTTTTCTCTTGAGATCATCAATACCATCCACACCACGAACAACAACTTCTGTCAGATTACAGAATTGACGTGAACGTAAAACTATCTCCCCGCAAGGGTTCACACCAAACTCATAATTTGGATCACGTCTACCATTCTTTTCTATCTTTTCTTTTGATGCCGTTCTGGAGAAAATACCTCTCTCACCAGACTTGGATTCATATAGAGATAACCACTCTTTCATGAACACACCAACATCAATCTTTTCTTTGATGACAAACGAATTGTTAGCCAAAGCACGCTGAACATTATCTTCCCACCAACGTCCAGACTTAGCAACTCGCATTCTGTCGTCTGACAAATCGGATAATGAGATTAGGGCAGATCGTCTAACTCCACCAACAACGACAATCTCTGCAATCTTACATACAATATCATGACATTCTAGTGAAGTTAGTTTGCGTCCTGCTGCCTTTTTAAAGATATTAACACAGAACTTAAATAGAGAAACAAGAGGTTCAGGACCAGAAGCACGACCACCAAATACTTTGAGCGGAGCACCAGCAGGACGAACTTTTGATACATCCCACTTTGGAACTTGACCAGAATACAGAAGTTGAATCAGTTCTTTAAGTGCTTTTGCCCATCCAAGTTTAGAATCAGCAACAACAATAATTGTCTCTGTATCATGAAACTCATCAGCAACAAAAGGTAGTTGTTCTGTGAACTTTTGTTCAACAGAGAAACCAACGCCAGTACCATTCATCAAAATGTAAAGAATTTCATCAAATGAACGAGGATTATCTACAGCAACGTAACTGCAATTGTATCCAGCAACATTCTCACGTTTTAGTGCTTCACCCGCAGTCATAAGACACCGCATAGATGGCATAATTTCAAGATTAAGAACTGCTTCACGCAACTCATCTCTAGTTTTTTTATCAAGAGCAAACTTATTATTATCCCGCAAATGCTCATCAAAAAAATCAAAATATCTATCAACTGTTTCGACCCATGTTTCACGTCTATTCTTTTCAGGAAGCCATCTTGAATATCTAGAAAGATGAATAAATTTCATATATTCTGACATTCCATAATTGTCTTTTTTTTCAAGCATTTTTATAATTCTCCGTGATTAATTTACATATTTCTAAAAATTTGTCGTGTGTCAAATCCCATTTTATTGTATTAACATCTTTATGAACCCATTGAACATTATCATGAACGTATCCTTTTGAACTGTCTATTCTGTCTAAGCTGGCAGTACCTCTTATTTTATTATTGCCAAAATATAAATCATATTTTGTGTATACACATTTTCTATTCTGATTTTCAAATAATTTATCTAAATCCTCTCTCGTTAAATTGAATTCTAAATTTCTTTTTAAAGCACATCCTTTAAGTTTGTGAAAATACATAGATGGAACATTTGTTACATTTTGGTTTTTCCATAAATGATTATTACAACCAGAGAATCTATCTTTTACACATGAAGAACATCCGTTTTGTTCTTTTCCTATTATTTTAGTATAACACAAACTTTTTTTATTAGAACAATGAATGCATCTAACATTCCAATATTTTTTTCTTTGTCCTCCAGGAAAAGTACGAATTGTGTCAAAAGAGATAATTTCATAACAACCAAATATTTGTCCTGTATAATCTATTCCTTTATGTGTGCATTCCATATCTTTCTCCATAAATACCAGAGTTTACTATATTATATATGATACTCTGGTATTTATGTTTTTGTTTATTTGATATAGTGTTGATACTCTGTTGGAAAATAATTGGTTGTCATGATTGCTCCTGATTGGTTAGTTCTTTAAGAAAGTTAAATTGATCACATAGTATATTCCAGCATTCTGTAGCAATTTCACGATGTTCTTTTTGTGTTCCATTATCCATGCGCAATTGACAATAATGAATCCACGATCTTAGTGTACCTGCCACATATAGTCTGCTGTTAGTATTACCTTCTGGTAGAACTGCTCTTGCTTGTTCTTTGGCAATACCATTATCAATAGCCCAATTATACGCCAGTTTTGATTCATATACAAGCTGTTCTTGCTTCATGATCCATGCTTTTTGCAAATCTTCATCATTCGTCTCAATAGAATTTTGACGATTCTTAGTATCCTGTAATCGTGCTTCACGAATAGTAAATCCTAATTGTGAAGCATCAGCATAGCGTTGTGAAAACTCTTGAAAAGAAAATGAACGATGGCGTAAAATCTGTCTGGCAATATCACGTGTGGTATTTATTTCTACTACTATATGCACCATTTCAAAGATAGACCAGTGTTGATTTCTGATACAATATCTAAGAAGTTTATCTGATGTTAATGTATTTGTTTGATTTGATGGATTTGATACTCTAGCGCAATATGAAATTAAGTCTTCAGCTGTATCAATGTTTGGTAGATATGGTTTTGATAACGATACTATTCTCACCTTTCTCATACTTTTCTCCATATATTGAATTGTAACTTTGCTTTTAAGTCGGTAAATGTGTTATCATCAATTATACTTTGAATTTGATGATTAGTAAATCCAGATATAATCATATCATTG